CCGCCATTCTTGCTGCAACTGCTGCCTTCTTGGCGAAGAGTTCCTCTTGCCAAGTGGCGCGGCGTGCCTTGTGGTCGGTCTTCGCTGCGATACGATTGCGTGCTGCTTCCCACTCGCTGGTGCGAAACGCGAACATGTCGTCCGCCTCGTCGGGCCATCGCTTCGGTGGCGCCCACTCAGAGATTGGCACGTTCTTGCCGTTCTTCTTTGGGGTGGGTGGCAATTGTTTCTTGGGCAATGGCACCAGCTGGTTCGCGTCGTCCACGGCCTTGATTTGGACTTGGCTCATTGGCGGACTGGCGGTGACAGGGGCGCTTTGCACCGACACCTTGTCGTCGATGTCGTCGTCCTCGGGATTGTCGTCGTTGACGCTCTCATTGAGGACAGTGATTTTTGGCGGGGTGCTGCTGGACATGGCCGGCGGATGTGCGCAGCTGCTATCACACTTGTGTGTGGTCGCGGCCGGTGCGGCTGGTGTAGGTGCGGGTCGCAGGATTTGGTCTCCAACTATGGCGGTCACCTTGACGACGGGCGTCTTTGGGGCCGGGCAACACATAGGTGCTGCCAAGAACATTCCTTTGACTCTCGAAACGCGCAGCTGGCCAACATAAATGTTGAACAGCCGGCGGTCGAAATCGGGCAGAAACTTTGTGAACATAGTTTCCATCCAACCCGAGTCTTGATTGGGCCAGTTTGTCTCGATGGCGAAACGACCCCACCATGGTGCCAGAACGCCGGTGCCGTCGCGTTCGCCAAGAATTTCGTGAGCGACTGCGCACAGCTCGCCGATAACAGGTGAGTTGAGGTCGGTGCGATAGTAGCCAGACATGCGCTCGGCGAACCGTTCGATCGGATTATCGAGGCCGGTCGGGCCGGTGTACAATTTCGACAGCAATCGAGCGGGGTTGGCCATCGATGACAGATCGCCGGTCCAAATGCCGGGACCGTAGTGACGGTTGAGAAAGTTGACTCCCATGGTGCCACGCTTGTAAGTTGTGGCTTCGTATTCCTGTCCCCACATGGCGGCACTCTTCTTTTGTGCCTCCGGGTTGATGGGCCCGGAGACACTGTCGTCACCGCCGAAAATGCCCAATTTGGCCCAAGCTTGTGCAGGGTTGTGCATCTCGCCGGTCAGCGGATTGATCGTGTTGCGCCAAGCGCAATAGTCGATAATGGCTGACAGCAGTGAGTTCCACAGAGACGTTTCCAACGAGCCTGATCCCCGCGAATACATAGAAAAGTACTTGCGCCCGTTGGTTGTGTAACCAGCGAGGTGGATCTGGGCGTTCATGAGCTCGTTGAGTAGTTGGTGGTACTGCTTGGCGAAGTGACGAGTCGCCAGCAACCGCTCAAGCACTCGAGCCATGCGCTTGACGTGCCCGTCGAAGCGGATTCCGTCGGCGACTGTGCACTCATTTGCGTTCTTGAGCAGGTTGGCGATGCGTTCGGCAATTTCCTTTGGTGTCTTGTTGAAGGCGTACCAAGGCATGTTCTTCATGACATCCTCCTGAAAGGCGTACATGAATGCTGCCCACTCGACTTTCACATTGTCGCTGGCCTGCGAGATGTTGCGTGGGGCGGTGGGCTTTTGATAGGCCTCTTTCTTGCGAAAGGCGTTCCACGCCGCTCTGAGCTTGCGGCGCCCAAGGGCGTAGCCCCGAGTGATGCCGGAGCGTTGGTTAGGCCGATTCATCTTTTCTCGAACGACCTCTTCGCCAACTGGATGGCCCTGGTGTGGTACCGGGACCATGAATTCGACAAACTCGGTCATGTATCGAGCGATGTTTGGTGGTATTTCGTCCTTCACGACGATGTCCTTCTGTTTCCGTCCTTGTTCGTCTGTGTCTTGATAGTCCTCAAGGCGACCGACGATCATGTGGTGGTCAGTGTAAATGTCATCGCAGTGCACATAGCACGGATGGACGAGGGGCGATCCGAACCCTGCCAAATTGATG